CTGAAGCAGAAGCTATAGCAGCTGGATTTGATGTAGGAAATGAAGAAAGCGAAGATTTAGCTAGATAAAATTATATATTTGAGTTATAATATTTATAATAATGGCAAGAATAAAAGTACTAAAACCCGCAATACAGGATCAACCTGTTAGTTTTACTAATCTTACAGTTAGTGGTATTGCAACTTTTAATGGTACGGTTATTCTAGATGGCACTGTTACAGGATCTGCAGTTCCAAGTATTTCCCCTTATCAATCCTTAGTAGCTAATTCAATATTACCTTATCAAGGTAGTAATAATATCGTATCAACAGTAAAAAATTCTGTTATAGGAGGAGGTAGATTTAATGATATATCGGCTGGTAGTGATTATGGTGGTATTTTAGGAGGCGAATATAATCTTCTGCAACATGCAAGATCATTTATACTAGGTGCTAATATTACTTCTTCAGCTGCAAATACGACTTTTGTAGAGAATATGAATGTAAATGGTAGTTTAAGTGCAAGCTCATTTATTAGTGCAAGTTCATTCTCAGGGGAAGGTACAGGATTAACTAAACTTAAAAGACCAATTCAAACCCATACTTCTAATTTTACAGCATCAGCTGCATTAGAGGGATTCTTTAATATAGTAGGGGGTGCTTTAGAGTGTTATATATCAACATCAACCGCTACAATAGGTGCAGAGTGGGAATTTTTCCAATCCTCTTCAGGAGATAATTTTACCTTCCTAACCAGCTCAGGCATTACTTTAGTTTCTAAAGATAGCAATACAAGATTATCAGGACTAGGTTCTGCCGCTACATTAAAAAGAATAAATACTACCACTTATTACTTAATAGGAGATTTAACAACTTAAATTACATAATCATAGTATTTAACTATTTATAAGAAAATACTATGGCTGAACTTTGTATATATCCTGGATCATCATCCTTTCAACCTGGAGGAGGCACTGGAGGTGGTGTAGGTGGAGGAGGCGGTGGTACGCCAAACGGATTTTATGATTTTGATCTCGAATTTCAATGTGATGCTGATAAAACTGTATCATATGTAATGTCTAGATTAGGATTTCCTATAATGGATGTTGAACTGCAAGCACAAAATGTATATGCAGCTTTTGAAGAAGCAGTTACTGTATATGGAAATGAAGTATATGCTTTTAAAATCCGAGAAAATTATTTATACGAAGAAGGGCAAAATACTAATGTTGATGCTAATGATAAATTAATACATCCTCATATGGGTACATCTATAAGGATGTCGGAACAATATGGAGAAGAAATAGGAATAGGAGGAAGTACACCTGTATATACTGGTTCTATAGATTTAGTTACAGGAAGACAATACTATAATTTAGTAGATTTTGCTACTAGTTGTGGTGTACAAGATTATGATATGGAGGTAAAAGAAGTATTTTATCAAGCACCTCCAGCAGTAACTAGATTCTTTGATCCTTATGCAGGATCTGGAACAGGAATGGTAAATATGCTAGATCAATTTGGCTTTGGGCAATACTCACCAGCAATTAACTTTTTACTAATGCCTGTTTCTTTTGATATGCAAAGAATACAAGCTATAGAATTTAATGATCAAGTTCGTAAATCACAATATTCATTTAATATAACAGGAAATCAATTACAAATATTCCCCATACCAGACGGATCAGTATCTAAATTATTTATAAAATATATCTTAAAATCTGAAAGAAACTACCCATACGGTAATCCAGAAGGAGAATATATTGTAACTGATGTTAGTAAAGTACCATATAAAAATCCTATATATTCAAATATTAATTCTGTTGGTAAAAGCTGGATTAGAGAATATACTCTTGCTCTATGTAAAGAAGTATTAGGATATATTAGAGGAAAATATCAGAGTATTCCTATCCCAGGAGAAAATGTAACACTTAATGGTCAACAACTATTAGATAGTGCTGCAACTGAAAGAGATAAATTAATTACTAAATTAAGAGAATATCTTACCGATACATCAAGAGAAAAACTTATGGAAAGAAAAAATCTTGAAGCTGATGCTTTAAATAAAGATTTAGGTTATTCACCTTATGTAATTTATATTGGATAATTTAAAATAGTAATAGTATGCCATTATTTGGAAGCGATAGAGATGTTTGTATAATAAACGGAATAGCCCAAGAAATTATTGGTATAGTAAGTCAGCGTGTTTTATATTATAAATTTAAAATAAATGAAACTAAAGTAAATATTTATGGAGAATCAACAGGAGCAAAAATATATTATGAACCTGTTGTATTAGATTCTCTAATAGAAAGATCAGATCAAACAAATCCTACCTCGGATATAGGTGTTGATTACAGTCAATTAGTAAACTTTAAATTCCAAAGACCTGAGCTTAAATTAATAGGTTTACTTTGTGAACCTGGTGATATTATTTTATATAATGAAGATTATTTTGAAGTAGATGAAGTTGTACAAAATAGATTATTTTTAGGTAATGATCCGGATTTTTATTATCCTATAGCTGGAGAAGATGTTACTAATACAGTTGCAGGTGATAATATTACAGTAGTATGTAGAACACATTATGTACCTGCAGATAGAGTTCAAATAACAGAAGAGAGAAGATAATATGACTCAATATAGAAAACCAATACCAAAAACTCAAAAAGAGATTTCAAAATCTCAACAGGAGCCGTATTCGGATCCTGATGGTAAATTTATTGGCCAAAATCCTAATTTTCCTACAAATCCTAATCAAGAGCAATCTGGTATTAGTTTCAATAGAGCTGAAAAAACATCTTTTAAAAATGACTCATCTAAAATACAAACAATATCAATTCAAGATATTGATGAGGCAATCATGTATTACTTTAAAGATGTAATTAGAGCATCTGTAGAACAAAATGGTACAAGAATTGAAGTACCAGTGATATATGGAGCACCTGAAAGATGGAAATCAGCACAAAGAGATGGATTTTTTAGAGATAAAAAAGGAGCTATATTATTTCCTTTAATTATGTTTAAAAGAACGTCAGTTAGAAAAAATCCTAATATAACAAATAAATTAGATGCTAATAATCCAAACATCTACACATTTACACAAAAAGATTATTCTTCTAGAAATTTTTATTCAAATTTTGATGCCTTAAATAATAGAAAGCAACAAAAAGTAAGGCATGCTATAGTTGTTCCTGATTATGTTGATTTAGTATATGATTGTGCTATACAAACCTATTATGTAGAACAATTAAATAAAATTGTAGAAGATATAAACTACGCATCACATTCTTATTGGGGTAGACCAGAAAGATTTAAATTCATTACCTCTATAGAGAGATTTGATATTACTACAGAATTACAAACAGGAAAAGAAAGAGCTGTAAAAGCAACCTTTTCATTAAATCTAAAAGGATACCTAATACCTGATAATATTCAAAAAGATACATCAGCTATAAAAAAATATTCAGAAAAATCTTCAGTTACTTTCTCTACTGAAGCAGTTAGTAACATAAACGATATTGATTAAAATGAGCAGAGTTATAGTTAAAAATTTTTTTAATACTGTAAGAGTTAATCCTGATAACCCTGATATTATTGAAGTAGCAACTCCTGGTCCAAAAGGTGATAAAGGAGACCCTGCATTTCCTCATACAGGATCAGCAGAAATAAGTGGATCTTTAAATGTAATAGGTGAAGTAATATTTGATATTAGTACTATTCCCACATCTCCAGCTGGTCTACAAATCGGACAATTATACAGAACAGGAGATAATAATGATGAAATAAAAATAGTCGTATCTTAACAATATTTATAATAATAATATAAAATGGCAAATACATTATCTAAAACTGGAATAGTTGACGGTCAAGTAGCAATCGCAGGACACGTAACACAATCTGTTGACGCTTTTACAGGAGAAGTAGCATATGATATTACAATATCTGGATCTTTAACTGTGACAGGATCTACTGATCTAATTGGTAATTTAGCTATACCAGGTTTCCCAGATGTATCTGCTTCATTAGCTGCATCAGGAGTTGGTAATGGCTTTCCCTATACTGGATCAGCAGCAATACTAGGAACATTAAGTTTAGATGGACCTGAAGGTCATATTACTGCATCTGGTAATATAAGTGCTAGTGGAAATATATTTGGTGATTCTCTATATGCACAAGGAGGAGCTGTTTGGACTGCTAATACTCAATCATTACGTAATGTAAGTAATGGGTTATCAGTTGGTAGTGCTCCACAATTCCAAAGTGTTACTTTAGGAAGAGCAGGAAAAGATATGAACCTTGTTGGTGTATTAGCTTCAGACTTAACAGCATCAGCAGCAGCAGCAATATCAGGAGCTAACGCAATAAATGGAAATATATTAATTGCTGGTACAAGAGTTGAAACACCAAGAGTTAGTGCAGGGAGTGCTACACAACTTTTGATAGGTGATGCACAAGGAATACAAATAGATGGTAATGTAACAATGTCGTCTGCAGTTGCACAAATCATTAGTGGTGCTAGTGAAGTAAATGCAATAACGGGATCATTTTCACACTTAGTAGGTAATTCACCAATAACTGTAGGTGATTCTATAATATTTCAATCCGGAACTTCTACAGTATTAACACATACAACTTCTTTTACCTCTTCTAGAGATAATGCTGGATATTATCACATAGTAGACGGATTATCAAGTTGTTCCGTACAAGATATTGGATCAATGAATATCGGTGCAGAATTTGAATTCTTTCAAACAGCATCAAATGGTAATTTTTTATTTCACACAGCTTCAGGTGTTACTTTAATATCAAAAAATGATAGTCATAGATTAGCCGGTTTAGGATCATCAGCAGTACTTAAAAAAGTTGCAACAAATACATTTCACCTAATGGGTGATCTAACATAATTAAATGAGTAAGATAGGACCAATAGCACAATCTGATACATCAATCGTTACTGATGGGCTAATATATAATATGGACTTTTCTAAGTTTACATGTTATCCAAGAACGGGAACAACATGCACTGATTTAGAAGGATCATTGACTGGGACTGTTAATAACGGAACTTCTTTTTCTACAGATAATTTAGGTGTTTTCGACTTTGATGGAGTAGACGATCAAATTGATTATAGTAAGCCAGCTATACTAGAGACATATCCCTTATCAATTGAAGTATGGTTTTATGCAGATAATACGAATACAAAAAATGATGGTATTATTACTAAGGGAACTACTAGAGGATCTCAAAGTCAAAGGAGTTTTGATATATTTGGTAATGGTACTAATTTACTTTTTGTTATAAGTGATGGTTCATCATATATAGTTAATATCTCAAGTACCTACCCATCATTAAATACATGGCATCATTTAGTTTGTATGTGGGATGGAACTACTAATTCAAACGGTGCTAAAATGTACTTAGATGGTAGTTTATTTGCTCAAGGTACATCAACTTCTACAAGTTTTGCAACAGCACATAATATCTTTGCAGGAGGAAGTCGGGTACCATATTATTTTGATGGTAAGATCGCAGTTACAAGATTTTATAATAGAATTTTAACTACTGATGAGGTAGCTATAAATTATAATGCTATAAAAGAAAGATTTGAATAATGAGCAAGCTCGATAACAGATATATTATATTCGATGTTACAGAATTAAGTACCATAGATTTTGATCAGGTATTAGAAACATCTACTAATACCATAATATATAATGTAGATGACACTCAAACAATAGTAAAATATACAGGAGATATGCCATCTTCTGTACAGGCACTTACCACCAAAGAAGGACCATATACACATAGTGAAATAATCAGTATCTTAGATGGTGCGGAATGGAATGATCCTAATGATGGAGTTTAAACTTTGTAATTTTATTTTATATTTATAATAAAATTTATGATTAAAGATAAAAAAGTTACTGAACAAGAGTTAAAATCTATTAAGGAAGTTCAACGAAAACAAGGTGAATTAGTTACTAGTCTTGGATCTTTAGAATATCAACTAAAATTAATCGAAGAGGAAAAAGAACAAGTTTTTAAATCCCTTGGAGAAGTTGAGAAAGAAATATCAGATTTAACCGAAAAATTAAAAGAAAAGTACGGGGATGTATCTATTGATATTGAAACCGGCAACTTAGTTACAGAATAAAAGTTTTGCCAAGTAAATCACTATTTATAATTATAGTAAAATATAAAAAATGGCAGAAACATTATTATCACCGGGTGTACTAACAAGAGAAAACGACCTATCGTTAGTAACGCAACAACCACTTGAAGCTGGTACAGCTATTATTGGACCTACAGCAAAAGGACCAGTAGAAAAACCAAGAGTAGTAACTTCATATTCTGAATACAAAGCTGTATTTGGATCTACAATAGAAAGTGGAAGTAATGAGTACACATACTTAACATCAATCTCAGCATATAATTATTTCCAACAAGGAGGTACTTCATTATTAGTAACAAGAGTAACAACTGGATCATTCACCGCAGCAAGTAGTTCATTTGTATCATCAAGTGCATCTCCAACAACTGCAACGTTTGTTTTAGAAACACTCTCAGAAGGGATAGGTGAAAATAGTGTTTCAACACTAACTACTAATCATGCATTACCATCTGGTACAGCTGAAAATATAAGATGGGAAATTGTATCACCTAATACATCATCTGGAACCTTTACATTATTAGTAAGAAGAGGTAATGATAATATTAACGATAAGGTAATTTTAGAAACTTTTACTGATCTTAACTTAGATCCTTTCTCAAACGACTTTATCACAAAACGTATTGGTGATTTATCTGAAACACTTAATACATCTGAAGATCAAAACTTTTTACAATTAACAGGTACTGAGCCTAATAAATCAAGATATCTAAGAGTTAAATCAGTTGGATTATTAACTCCTAATTTCTTTGATAATGATGGAAATGCTAAATCTCAATTTACATCATCAATTCCTCATGCTCAATCAGGTTCATTTGGCGGAGCATTAGGAAGCAATATTCCATCAGGCAGAACTGCTAATTTTTATACAGCAATTAATGCTACTGATACACAAGGATTAATTGCCGGAGATTATGATAATGCAATTAACTTACTTCAAAATAAGGACGAATATAGATTTAACTTATTAACAACTCCTGGATTAACACTGCAGGATCATTCCTCTCAATTAACTACATTAGCTAACAACGCTAAATCAAGAGGTGATTTCTTCTTTATAGCTGATCCAGTAAGATATAGTAGTACAATTTTAGCTGCTATTACACAAACAGCAACACTTAATAACTCATATGCTGCTGTGTATTGGCCATGGTGTCAAATTATTGATCCTGATAGAGGTTCATCTATATTTGTTCCTGCATCAACTATGATGCCTGGTGTATTTGCATTCAACGATGGAGTTTCAGAGCCATGGTTTGCACCAGCAGGTATTAACAGAGGTACATTAGGAAATGTAATTAGAGCTGAAAGAAGATTAACACAAGCAAATAGAGATCAGCTTTATGATGCTAATGTGAATCCTATTGCTACTTTCCCTAACGCAGGTGTAGTAGTATTTGGACAGAAGACTACACAAACTAAAGCGTCAGCATTAGATAGAGTAAATGTAAGAAGATTATTAATCGCTCTTAAAACATTTATTGGTCAAGTAGCTGATAACTTAGTATTCGAGCAAAATACAATTGCAACAAGA